ATTATGTTGTTGTTGTTGTTTATATTCCACAGTTTTAAAGAAAATTAGAGAATAAAAAAACTCAGAAGCCTTTAAAAAGACTCCTGAGTTATCAGTTGCGGAGGCAGGACCCGAAACAAATTGGGAAAACACCAAAGGTGATTGGAAATATCATAAATTATCGTAATTCCCCCCTCATTTCAGGGGAGATTTCTCGTCGTGATTGATCCGGAGGACGTAGTCAAGTCTCTTGCCAAGGTCTTCATTGGTCTTTTTAAGGTCGATGAGACGGGCGTCTTTCTCCTGTATAACGAGTTTCAGGGCTTTATTCTCTGCCCTAAGAGAGGTAATATCATGATTGACATAGCTGCTATTGACTACATTGTTATTCCCGATAACAGACGGGGATTCTTTCTTATCATCTTTGGAAACGAAGAGATAGTCCAAAGGAATATCAAGTATATTACACAGGCGTATCAAATTCCTGCACTGCATATTTTTCTTCTTTTCGATCTCGCCGACAATGTCGCGGTGAGTCTTACTATCAAAGACCATCTTGGATATCTGCCTGGAGGTCATTCCCATTTTAGCCAGAAGCTCTTTGACCACATCCGCGTTGGGATATTCTGAATTATATCTCATATCTTAATAAATATTAAAATCCTATCTAAGTAGGAAAATATTCCCTATTATAATTGGAAGCTCTATCTTTTTCCATTATCTTTGTTGACAAATTTAAGCATTAAATTAATGATTAGCAAAGAAAAGACAGGAAAAATAAAGGTAATAGCCCCAAGGGACTATTACCAGAAACTGACAAGGAAAGAAAGATCCAAGTTTCTCGATTACCTCTATGATCAGTATGGACTGCAGAAAAATACCATCAGGGCTAAATTGGCAAAAAGGCCAATCAGTCCCATAAAACCCATAGAATTGCAAGCGATAGAAAATACAATAGAAGGAGAAAAATGGAGAATGTAGAATTCCATAACAGTCCCGATGGAACTGTATATTACAAAGTCGAAGGGAAAGAAGAGAAAAGACTGACCAGGTTCAGCCGGGAAATACTCCTGCCACTCTTGAAAAGAGTGAGGGAAAATTTTCCGGAGGCGTACGCCCACCTGCAAAGTCTATATCCGGCAAAAGCCAAGACTCCGGCAGCAAGAGATCAGCAAGTATATGTCATGTTGGAGAGGTTCATTCGCTGCAATTTCGGCGAACATGACCTCTTGACCGAAGATATAGACCATGATATTCTCAATTTCGAGGAGGTGAAATGTCCGCTAAGAGGCGGATATTGCCAGGAAGAAAATGTAATTTGTAAACCTAAAGGTTTAATTCGACTGTCCCCCGCAGAACGGGATGTCGTCAAACTCTATCTGGAGGGACTTACCTTCGATGTAATAGCAGGATTACTCGGAAAAAGCCCGGCAACAGTAAAAGCGCAGCTCTATCATGTCAAGAAAAGGCTGCATCTGCGCAATTGCCGTGAAATTATAAAGACTTTTAGATTCCATAATTGTTAACGTGGGACTCAATTCACGCCGTTCCAGTTCGTGAGAATAGGAACGGATTTTAAACTAAAAAGACAATGCTAATGAAAATAATAATAATAATTCTAATCTGCTTTGCGGTATTTATCGCAACGCTGCCAATTGATAAATAGGAAGAATGGATATGGAAAGAAAAATAGGAGAAACTTTCAGCTTTGAAATCAAGTTGAAAGTTAAAGAAAACAGTAAAACAAATTGCGAAGGGTGTTCTTTCGGGAAAATCATATTAGGTGTACAGTAGCAGGTTCACACCTCGGTTTTTGTTCAAAAGAATATCGCGAAGATGGTAAGAGTGTGGTTTTTGTAAAGGAAGAAGGAAAATGAAAATTAAGAAAGTGAAAGGGAGTCATGGACTACTGGCATTTTGGTGCCCGGCCTGTAATCGTGTCCACCAATTTTGCGTTGATAAGCGTGACTGGCCGAACATGGTTTGGAAATGGAATGGCGAAAAAGAGAAACCTACATTTTCTCCATCAATTCTTGTAATCGGGAAAGAAGGTCATAACATCAAAAGATGCCACTCCTTTATCACGAATGGAAGAATCGTCTATCTTTCGGATTCTACGCATGATTTGGCCGGAAAGATGGTCGACATGGTGGATATTCCAGAAGATTATTTAGGATTGGAAGAGTGGAAATGAATATACTTATCATTATCGGATATGTTGCCATAGGTCTTGTAATGGCATCGCTGATTATCTTTCGCAACAGCCAGAATGATGAAGAAGTCCTGGAAGAATATGTACTGCTCTATCCTCTATCTGCAATTGCCTGGCCCGTACTTGTATTAATGTGAATTTATTATGAAATTTGTATCATTATATTAAAAAATAAGAAATGAAAGAAATCTTCGGTAAACACCAAATTAAAATCTCTTTGAACTTTTCGTCTCATATATTACACCAACTTTATGATTATCTCGATAAATCGGAAGAATGGTTTGAAATGGATGTAAGGAAAACATATCCGAGGAAAGATAATCTATGGCATTGTGACATCAAATGCTTGGAGGAAGGGAAAGTAGAAGAAAGGCTTAAAGAAATTATTACTACAAACAATATACAGGATGTCTAATCTCAAATATTGCCTTAAATGTAAGAATGGAAGGAATTGCATCAATGGGCGGTTTTGCCTGATTGACCAAAAATATGTTGAACTAAATATTAATAAAAATGGCACAGAAAGAAAAATGGCAGGAAATGGTAGCAAGTCTGATTGACATGGAAGAAAAATGGAAGAAAGAACGCAGAAGTTATCTTATCGTAATCGACGAGCCCATTAACGAATTGATTTCCAAATTTCATTGCGCTTATGGAACGAAGAAAGAAAAACTGCAATCTTACCTTGTGGAGATGATGACCAAGAATGAAACGTTTGCGGAAATAATTTTGGGTACCACCAAAGAATTTCTGAACAAGAAAAATGCAATCAGAAATAATAATAACATACAGTAATGATAAGACCAGAGAATATCTTACGAGCAACGGACGGAGGTCTTAGGATCATCCTTGATCTCTATCCTCAGGCCAAGGACTGTGTGGGAGTCCGGAATAAACATTTCGCCATTCGGGACGAAAGGACTCCCTCATGCAGTCTCAGGCAGTTTGAGTCTCAGAAATACGGCAAGATTTGGCAGGTAACGGATTTCGGAGGTGACGGCCGGGGCGAAAATGCCATTGACCTGTATATGCACGAGAAGGGCTTTGACCGATCAAGATTTTACGAGGCTTTGCTGCAGATGGCTTCCATCTATGGCGTGAAAGACGAACTCGACCATACGATAAACAAGCCTGATATACGACAAAGAGCAGCCAGGCAGGACGAACAGGACGGAACGAGAAATTTCGAACTTAATGAAAAACTTACCGAAGATGAACTGAAAGTACTCGGACCACGGGTAACACAAAAAGATGTGGATGATCTGCACTGGCATTCAGTCAAGTGGATCACCAACGTAAAAGACCGTAATGTCACAGTCAAATATAGTAACGAGCATTATCCCATCTTCATCCGGGAGTGTCTCATCGCTCCGGCTGATGGCGACAAACCGGAGGAAAAGTTTTGCAAGGTCTACGAGCCGTTGAACTGCGATAAGGGGTTCCGCTTCTCCTACACACCTGCCGGCAAAAAACCACGGTTCTACATCAACGGTCTGTCAGAACTGAAAGAGGCGTATCACCAGATGAACTCAAAGGAGGAAAAAGAGTGGATGCGCACACATGATGAGAACAGACCTTACAAGGAAAAGAAATTGCCGGAAGCCTTCATCTGCTCCGGAGAGCGGGATTCACTCTGTTGCCACTCCATGGGATATTATCCGCTGTGGTTCAATTCCGAGACCTATCAGCTCAGTGCAGAGGAATACCGGGAGATTATGAAATACGTGGATGTGCTGTACAATATCCCCGATATTGATCAGACGGGAGTCAGAAAAGGTAAGGAACTCGCCCTGAAATATATCGACATCCATACAGTATGGCTTCCCAAAAGTCTTGGAAGATACAAGGATAACCGCGGTAAGTCCCGAAAGGATCTCCGGGACTGGATGGAACTGCGATCTGAAAAGAAGGACTTTAAAAATCTGATGAAGCTTGCCATGCCTGCCAAGTTCTGGGTCAGCTATCAGAACAAGGATGGCAAATGGAAACATGAAATAGACACTGCCTGCCTGTTCAATTTCCTGCAACTGAACGGCTTTTTCGCCCTCCACGACGAAAACTCAATTATCACGCAATATGTGAGGGTGGAAGGAAATATCGTGAGAAAAATCACGGTCAAAGATATACGTGAGTTCGTCCGCGCATGGGTTGTGGAACGGTTCGAAGACAGGGATATTCTGAATCTCGTCCTGAATACGCCAAGACTCTCTGGAGCTGCACTGGAAAGTCTCCAGGAATGTGATCTGGACTTCACGAACTATACCGCCAAGTCGCAATTATTCTTCTTTCCGAATAAAACGATAGAAGTGCATGACGACGGCACGATTACAGATTATGAGCCGGGGAGTGATGACCTGCATAACTATGTGTGGCAAGAAAACGTAATACCACATCATTTCAAAGCCATGCCGGATATGTTCCGCATTGACAGAACAAAAGACGATAAAGCAAATGATAAATTTGATATTGAAATTCTCAACGTCGAAAGTCACTTCTTCGGCTATCTCATCAACACATCAAGACTCTACTGGAGGAAGGAAATGGAAACTCCCTTCACAGATGATCCGAAGGCTGCAGCGGAATATCGGCAAAATCACCTATTCGACATCTGTGGAGCAGGGCTGACCGAAAGTGAAATCAACGAGCAGAAACAGAATCTCATCAACAAGATCTTCACTTTCGGGTATATGCTCCACCACTACAAGAGTCCGTCCCGGGCGTGGGCACCTATGGCCATGGACAACAAGATCGGAGAGGACAACGAGTGCAACGGAAGATCCGGAAAATCGTTCTTCTTCAAGACTCTTTCTTTTTTAATGAAAACCGTAAAATTGTCCGGAAGAAATCCTAAGTTAATGGATAACCCGCACGTCTTTGATCAAGTTAATCAGCATACACAGATGCTCCTGTTGGATGACTGCGACAGATACTTAAACACGGGGCTGTTTTACGACAATATCACTTCGGATATGACGGTCAACCCAAAGAACAATCAGAGTTTTACCATTCCTTTTGAGGACAGTCCTAAGATTGCCTTTACAACTAATTTCGTACCCGCTGACTTCGACCCATCCAGTGAGGCCCGTCTGCTCTATATGGTCTTTTCGGATTACTATCATCAGAAGACCGAAGACAACGATTACCTTGAAAGCCGCTCCATTCGCGATGATTTCGGAAAGGACTTATACGGACGTGCGTACAGCGAGGAGGAATGGATGGCCGACATTAATTTCTTCATCCAGTGCTGCAGGTTCTATCTCTCCTTATCCGACGAACCGATCAAAATTCTCCCACCGATGGAAAATATCGTGCAGAGGAAATTCAAGGCCGACATGGGCTCCAATTTCGAGGACTGGGCTTATGGGTACTTCTCTCAGGAAGGAGGCAACCTGGACAAAATGCTACAGCGTGACCAGGTACTAGAAGACTTCATGGGATATGCCAAGACCAACCGCGTGACGATGCAATCGTTCACTCGCAAGCTCAAGTCCTTTGTACAGATCTGCCCATGGGTGATTGAACTTAATCCAGATTGCCTTAAAAATTCTTCAGGAAGAATACAGAAAAGTGTAGCAATTGCACCTGGAATTCTTAAAACGAAAGACATGATCTATCTAAGATCAGTTGATGGACCATCTCCAGATACAGAAGAAATAAAACAAACCCAAGAAGACGATATACCATTTTAATTATTTTTTATGTGCCAATCTAGACGGGCCCCCTGAATGATCAGCGAGTCCGTCGTTTTTTTTGTATATATATGTGACTTTTTTATTACAACTGCATTTTTTTGAGTTGTTTGTTTTATTTTTTCCCTTCCCCCCTTTTTAATTTACTATAAAAATTTTGTGATTCTGTAATGTTAGTTTAAAAAAAGGTCAAAAGGTCAATAAATAAAGGGAGTTTGAACATCACAAACTTATCACAAACTTACATCACAAACTTATCACAAAAAAAATAAGATTGTGATATAAGGTTCCTGATAAGGCATCAATAACCTTTATCACAAAACAAAAAATCCAAAATAATTTGTGTGAGAAATCTGTGATATGGGTTTTATATTGATAATCAACTACTTAAAAATATAAAATCACATATCACAAAATTACAGAAAATTAGTACGGAATTGAAACTCAGAAGAATATAGTTGAAAGAAAGAAAATATAAAAAATATCACAAATATTTACAAAAAATAGGGCATAAAAATCACATTCCCCAATTTAAATTTGAAATTATCGACAAATTTTCCTATTTTTGTAGGTAAATCAACCTTTTGCACTCATGAGTAATTACGTTGTCTATCTTAAAGTCAAGCCTTTCATCCAGCAATGGCTCAATCACCACTATGGTAATCCTGTAACATTTCCTGTCGGATCAGCAGAGAATTCTACAATTAGACGATTCCTTGCAAAGCAACCGCATGATACCCGTCCAGATTTTGGTGAGAAAGAAGAGGTAGCCATCCGTATTCCGGACAGCAAGGCCAAACCGGTGGTGACCTACAACTATTTGGGACCTCATGCCAGGGCAGCGGTCATAGAAACCATAGAAGATACCTTTCGCCTGCAGTTATGGAAGGATCTCAATGATCTGCATGACAGCGGTTGTTCGATACTCAAGGCAGTGCGTGCCTGGTGCGAAAATAACGGCATCTCAGTAGATTATGACTATACAATCAAGATGAGATATCAACGGATGCGGAACGCATATCTCAAGAGTGGAGTGGATCTCCGGAACTATTCCAGGAATCATGACGAAAAATAATAGTTAATAATTATAAAAATCGTATGGATAAAAGCAGTGAAAAACATCGTTTGCGTTCAAATGGGTTCGGAGCCGTTCTTATCCGTTTATAAAGGAATAAACATGAATGTGGTAATTGCTATCGACAGAATTCCATGCTCGGAATTGTCCGGACTCTACTGGACAGGTAACAACAAGGTCAAGGTCATGGAAGGGCTATCATGGGAGCCAGTAAACATCAAAATCCCCGCATCTCTATCCATTACGGATAAGGATGATGACAAAAATCAACTCTATACTGCAACGTTGAAGTTCAAAACTTGTGAAAAGTTGTCGAGAATGGCCCGATATGCCTATAGGGCAACCTTGACAGACGGAACGAAAAAAATCATCGGAACAGACCAGCGGCCCTTCCCCGTTGTAACCATTACGCAGAACATGCCGGAAAATGTTACCGACAATCAGCTCGACGAGGTTACCGTAACATGGACCGTCAATCGTCAAATACCGGATATTGATAGTTAGCGGTGTTTTTGCGAAAAAATCCATTACCTTACTTTTGTACAAAAAGAAAGAACATGGAATATCAGATTGTTATATCGGGTACAATTGGTAGTTGGTGGAGCAGTTGTTCAGCTGACTATGTACGTTATGTGCTCAATAATAACAAAAATAAGGAAGTACATGTAGGGTTCTGTTCACTCGGTGGTATGGTAAAAGATGGACTGGAAATGAATCAGGCCTTCCGTGATCATGGCAATGTACACGCTCATGCCTTTGGAATGAATGCTTCTATTTCTACTGTCGCCATGTTAGGCTGTAAGACCATCGACATGGTCAAGGGCAGTTTTTTCCTTATCCATAACACTTCTACCTATGTCGGCATAGACGACCAGGCCAACAAGGATCAGATCGATGCCTATATCAAAAGTCTCAAGGATCAGAAAGAAAACCTGAAGACCTTTGACGATGTACTTGCTTCGATGTATGCCGAAAAAACAGGAAAGAGCATCGAGGAGTGCAAGGTACAGATGGATAAAGGGAATTGGCTTAATGCCGATCAGACCCTCGCCTTCGGTCTCGTCGATTCCATCCGGAACGATTCACAGGCGGAAGCGGAAACAGATAAATTCAATAATCAATTTACGAACTTATATTCAACTACATTCAAGGATTCAGGCATACCGCCTCTCCCTGTCATGTCTCATGGGGACAATCGCTTGTCCTATGTGATAGATCAGGAGGGCAATCCAACTCAGAATTTTCTGCAAAAGACGTGGCAGGGATTAAAGAGTCTGGTCCATAACCAACACGATAACACAAAATTAAAAAACATGACCAAAGTGTTTACCTCCGTCATGAATCTCCTGTCCAGGAAGGACGGATTTACGACGGACGAAAAAGGGAATATCTCTCTGAGCAATGATCAGATGAAGCAGATAGATGATACCCTCCATGCTAATTCGGAGGCTATGACAAAAGCTGCAGAAGCAATCAAGAAGCTCAAGGACGACCTGGAAAAAACGAAAGCCGACCTCAAAGACAGAGATGCACAGATCACCGTGCTGAAAGGGAGTGCTGGTGATGATACCCACAACAATCCTCCCGAAGTACCTGCCAATGTCACAGCGCAGGAATTGTTTAACCTTGTAAGTCAAGTATAACTATGCCAACAACAAAAGGATATATTACCTTCACTCCGGAAGAGTTGACAACAACCTTCCAGACCTACCGGGAACAGTTGATCATCCAGCCGATGCTGGCGATGAGCACAGCATTGCAGCACATGTCGGTAAGGACGGGTATCCGCTACCGTGAAACGGTATCAGAAATGAGTGGGAAATTCCAACTCGGTAATTACAAAAAAGACAAACTTGGTTCCGGTAACGTGTCAGTTGAAGGTAGGGTATTTGAAACATTCTTCGGCAACTGTATCGAACCAATTGATCCGAATGCCATCTACCAGACTATCTGGGGCTCTAACATTACCAAGGGTGACGGGCTGAAAAATGTTCCGATCGTTCTGGCTGTCTGCGCATACATCATGGCGCAACTCGGCGAGAACCTCTACCTCAATTTGTGGACTGCAAAGCACGACGGTACGAAATTTGACGAAACTGCGTCTTTCTTCAATGGGCTCAAGACCATTATTGACAATGATATTGCCGGAACCAATGATTCTGCTACTGTTAAGATTTCCGCTGATCTCGGTAATCTCATGACGTCAACGGACAGTATCTCCAAGGATAATGCAGAGGATGTCATCAAGAATTTCTTCTGGTCTCGCAACGAAATATTGCGCGGGCAGCAACTGAAATATTTCATGTCAGATCTGACATACCACTATTATACTGAGGCATATCAGATGAACCACGGTTCATTGCCGTACAATCAGACCTACGACAAACGCACCCTGGAAGGGGCATCGAACGTGGAACTGGTACCGCTCAGCAATGTGCCGGCAGATTTTCTGTTGCTCACGCCGAAATCAAACATCTACTGCCTGTACAATCAGCAGACAGATGACGAGAAATATATCTGCGAAAAGTCACTGAACAACCACTATGATGTTGACTTCATCGCTAATATGTTTTTTGGCACTCAATTCGAGTCAGTAAGTAATAAGGTATTCTCTGTATACGAAAAGACCGCAGCTTAATATCAATTTTCCAGGAGATTGGAAACCAATCTCCCTATATAAACTAAAAAAACAAAGAAATGACAAAATCATGTACAGATCAGGAGTCATTATATTCGGATATCGGCTTTTGCCAGGGGCAAGCAGCACCAGCCGGACTCCTTAATCATTTCTACGCAATATCAAAGAGAGATATTGTAGGCTATCCGACTATTTCCCGTGCAGATAAGGCCACACTAGCTTCAATCCCCGCATATACGGGTAATTTTACTTTGGCCGCTGACAAGAAATGGTTTAAGGTGGACCTGATCCCTGACCAGAGTCAGCTGCAGGTCGAATCGCAAGGTTCGTATGGCAGCAAGTCGTTTAAAAACACGGGTACTTTCGTCATACCGCGCACAACGGAAGAGGTTTCCGGGTTCATCGCGGAAGCCAACAACGACGAGATGATCTTCCTTGTTCCTGGCCGTGACGGGAAATACCGCATGATCGGATCGAAAGATTTTTCTCCGGAACTTACCCTCGCACAGGACTCCGGAAAGGCAGCGACGGATACAAATTCAACAACTGTTACGGCTGTAGCCACAGATATGTATCCAGCACCCTACTATCCGGGTACCATCGAGACTGCATACGGGGATATAAGCGGTGAAGATGGTTCTGCAGTAACTACGGGAACTGGATCTACAGGTTCTTAAAAGATTGTATAATCAGGTGACGGGTGTCTTACAGATATTACTGTGAGCCACCCTTTTTTGATAATTTTATAAATGATAACAAGATGATAGATAATGATTTGACCGTAAAAATCAAAAGATGGCTTGAAGAGGACAGCCATGATTCCGACAGTATTGTCGAGGGAGCCAATCTGCTGTTGCGCCTGAACCGCAATCAGTCACTCCACCAGAATATTCTCCGGAAACCGGAAAAGTATGAGAGCAAAGTTATATACGAATTAAAAAAATTCCTTCCCATTCGCCTGGCCAGAATGACCATGGGAGACGTAAAGACATTGGATGCACAGATCACACCTACTGTTGCTACGGCAATCGCTGAAGAACCGGCAGGAAATGATACCAAGAGTGATGAGGAAATGGATCTCCCACTACGTAATGGCAAAAGAGCGGATCATGACAGTCTGCCTGCAGACATCCAGGCCATCTGGACAGAAAATGCCGAAAGATGGAAGAAAATCAAGGCTGCCTACAATACCTGCAAGACGTTGACGGAACCGTGCGACAGGTATGAATATCTGAGTGCCATGAAGGAACTCTGGTATGCCTACAAAGCAGCTTTCGAGACCTACGATAATTACAAAGTCGGTGATGGTAGCGCAATGGAAGAAACGACATCAGCCGCAGATCCTACCCAACTGGTGAAAGACATCAACAATGCGAGGTCTTATCTGTCAAAAAACATAGATAAGCTCATTGAACTGAAAGCTGCTGCATTGGCAGAAAATGCTGATGCGGACACCATCTCCAGATACCAGGCACTAAAGGAAAATATCATCCAGAGAAGGGACATCCTGATCAATAACGGACAGACACTGGGAGATGATCTGACCAAAAAAATTGCTGAAGGTTGCGGAGAGACACCAACGACCAAGGAAAACACAGAAGATGCCAAGACCGGCACAGAGGAGACTAAAGAAGCAAAAGAAGAGAGCCAAACATCGACAACTGAGACTAAGGAAAGTACGGAAAATGTCAAGACAGATAACGGAACTCCTGCAGCCTCTTGACCGGAGCCCACTGCAGACATATCTCGGGAAAGGACTGCATACCCTCGGCCTTATCGGATGGATCCTCGAACAGACCGGACCGTCACAGGTGTATGTGAGTACCTTTTCCACTTCCGACGCTTTCCTCTCCGGATTCCTTCGATTGAGGAAAAAGGGACTGGTAAAGCATGCCGTCCTGATGGCCGACCTAAAAGCATCACGCAAGACCGTGGCCCTGTCCCAACTCATGGAACACGCCTTCGATGATGTTTTCCTGGCACAGAATCACTCCAAAATCGTACTGGTCACCAACGGCCGTATGAGGGTGTCATCCATCAGCTCGCAAAACCAGACCTACGGTGACCGTGCGGAATGTACTGTTGTGACAACTGATCCGAAAATCTGGGATAATCTCTATGCCAGCTTTGCCCGGATAACAGAAAAAGCGATATTACTCAATGGACTATTCGACAGAATTGCTCAAAGAAATCGAGAAGAAAGCTCAGGAAATGATGACTCCAACTGAGATCAGTCATCTCCTTGATCTTGACGAAATGAGCTTGAAAGACGATATTAATACCCTCGGACATCCTGTCCGAAGGGCATTTTTCCGCGGTATGGCCACAACCGCAAATCAGCTCCGGAATAATATCAGAGATGCCGCCATTGCTGGCTCCCCCTACTCCATCACAGAATGCCAGCGGCAGATCCTCAATATGCTATCAGAAGTAACACTATGAGTTTACCCGTTAACATAGACGAATATTCGCGGTACGTCACGATGAACGATGACGAACTGCAGGAACAGCATGTTAGCCAAATTATCCTTACGAGACTGCACAGGCTGCGGGGACTCTATGCCTACTGGCTCCAGTTCCCCGGTAAATGTGACCGGGAAATCGTGACCTACGACATTAATATGTTCAGGGTCAGCCGGACTCAAGCATACGATGACCTTCATCTCGTGCAAGTTCTCCTGGGTAATTTGCAACAGGCAAACAAGGAGTTCATGCGCTGGAAAATCAATATGGACATAGAGGAGGACTTGAAGGCTGCACGCCGTGCACAGGATTACCGGGCGGTGGCCCAACTGGAAAAAAACAGGATTCTCAACAACCGGACGGATAAGGATGATGAGCCTGAACTGGAATTCGAAAAAATCGTCCCGCAGACTTTCGAGCCTGTGGATGATCCTACGGTAATCGGTATCCAGAAGATACCAGACCTGCGGAATAAGATCAAGAAACTCATTTCCAAGTATAATACCGACAAGTCCTGGGACAATACGGAATACATAGAGGTGGAAGATGATGGAACAGACGACGGAACCGAATAGACAGTATTTCAACGATGCGCAAATCTATATGGCATCGATGATGGCCCACGACGAAGTTGCAGTTTGCGGACGTGGTTGGGGCAAGGGTGCGCTGCAGGCGGTACGCATCCAGCGCTGTTTCCAGGGGATGCCCGGAAGCATGGGAGGTTTCGTTTCTCCATCGGTCAAGCGCTGCCTGACCAATATTCTTCCCTCCATGCTGATTCACCTGGAGCGGTGGGGCTTTAAGCGCGACCTGCACTATGTGGTCGGCAAAAAGCCCTGGCGAAAACTCCACTGGAAATCCCCCATCTTCACGCCCGCCAACTGGGAAAATACTATATCGTTCTATAATGGTTCTGTCATCAACATCATCTCACAGGACCGTTCAGGTACCAGTAACTCCATGTCACTGGATTATATAATCATAGACGAGGCTAAATTCGTGGACTTCGAACAGTTGAAAGAAGAAACCTTTCAGGCGAACCGCGGAAATGAACAGTATTTCAGTAATTTTCCGCTTCATCACGGGATGACCATTACTTCAGATATGCCCGTCACAAAGAAAGGTTCTTGGTTCCTGGGCTACAAGGATAAGATGGATCCGGAACTTGTAGCAGTCATCGAAGGGATGATCTATCAGCGGTGGAAATTACGTCAAAAGTTATCAAGGTACCCGGAACGGGCGGAAAGAATCACAGCCCGTCTCGAAAGTCTGGAAAAGCAATTGAATTTCCTGCAGTCGAAATGCCTGTTGTACAAGGAATATTCCTCGATCGAAAATCTCGCCCTGTTGGGTGAGGATTTTATACGGCGTGCAAAACGTGATCTCCCTCCACTTACCTTTGCCACGTCTATCATGTGCAAGAGGATAGGAATCTCTGCAGACGGATTCTATGGCGGGATGCGCGAGGATGTCAATCTGTATACGGCACCTAATGAGTCGGTACTCAATCTCGCCAACCTTGATAAAAATAATCTCCCGGAAAACTGTCGTATGGACAGCGACCTGGATGCGGGCCTGCCCCTCATCATTGCCTTCGATGCCAATGCCAACATCAACTGGCTCGTGGTCGGTCAGGTGGACGCGAAAGGAAAACTGCGTATCCTCAAGTCTTTCTTCGTCAAGTATGAGCGGAAAATCCCGGAACTGTTAGATGACTTTATGGCCTATTACAAATATCACCGGAGAAAGCAAGTGATATTTTACTACGACGCTACCTTCGTCGGCAACAATTATGCGCTGCACAACAATGATTTCCACCGGGAGATCGAGAGCATCCTTCGTCGCAACAAGTGGAATGTCCGTGCCGTCTATACCGGTCAGCCGATGAAGCATATCGACAAAAATGCGCTTATCAACCGGATGTTCCGAGGTCGTGCAAGGCATCAGGTCTTTATCAACCGTGACAACAACCCGGATCTTCTGATCTCCATACAGTCCGCTGGAGTCTACAACGGAAACAAGGACAAACGCGGCGAGAAATTAGCAGAAACAGAAGAAGACAAACTCGAAGGCCGTACTGACGGGTCTGACGCCTTCGACGAGCTGTGCATCGGCGTGGAACGGTTCCCCGTCATGCAATCGACCGGTATCATATCCAACACCTATGGATAATCGCGCCTTTATATAAGGGCGACCCTGATCGTATTCCCTATCCTTCCTCCACATTTTTTCTCCAAAATCCCATTCCGGATGTCATTGCGAACCGATGATGTCCGTTGTTTCTGTCATTTTTTTTCTTTTTATTTTGCAAAATGCGCCCATTATCAAGGTCTGATGATTAACTATCGGTCATGAGCTGCACCATCTATTCCTACACCTATGCCGGCATCACCATGCACTCTTATTGGTATGTCCTCTCCAGTCACGCCCACTTGGATGTTCTATAACTTTGTCCTGTCTCTATTTTCTCTTTCTGACCTGCCAGTATTTTTCTGATACGCTGTCGCCGGCATGTCTCCGTATATTGTCACTTCTCCTTTTTTCCTTTGCAAATCTACGTCAAGCGGTACTCTGCAAGGGCACATTCCATTTGTCTCGGAAAACAATAAAAACAATCCGGGCAGGTTTGCCTTTTTCGGATTTTTTTCAAGTCCAATGGATGTTCTTTTCCGGACATCCCTTGCATTTCCGTACCTTCCTCTTGCCTGTTTGTTTTGCACGTAAAAAATAATAAGTTTGACAAATTAATATTTACGACTATGACAACGACATCAGTAACATCAAGAGAATTGACTGGCAACGGTTTCAAAAAAAGACGCGACAATTACAAGTTTTCACAGAACATCTACCAAGTGGAAGTGAACGGAGAAGACGGAGAATATCAACAGTATGAGATCATGGCAGACTCCAGTGCACAGGCTACGGAGATAGCTGAGCAACTCGCTTCTGACTCGATGGTAGACATCAGCTATATTCAAATAACGATAATGGGATAATCACATTTTGTATAACAAATAAATATTGGAATCATGAAAATTACAGAGCACAACGAAAAAGTTTTGGAAAAGTTCGCAACGATGATCATCACGAGAATGGAAGAGATGAAATCAGAACAGTGGAAAAAAGGATGGATAGGAAAGACCATCGGAGGTAGCCCCGTCAATATCGAGGGGCGCAATTATCAAGGGCATAACATCTTCTGGCTCATGCTCGATTGCGCGATGGGTCACTTCAACTACCCTATATATTGCACGCTTCGTCAAGCCAATAAGCTCGGTGCCCATGTCAACAAGGGCGCAAAGTCTATGCCTGTCATCTTCTGGGATCATTACGCCGTAACGCCCACCGGTCGCAAGCTGTCTATGGACGTTTACGATAACATGACTCCGGCGGAAAAACAGCAGTGCGGGTTAGTCCCGTTCCTGAAAAGCTACAACGTCTTTAATGTTGACCAGACCAACCTCGGAGAAAAACATCCGGAAAAGTTAGATAAGCTCAAGAGCATGTTCAAGGTCGATGTGCTTACCGACTCTGACGGGATGTACGACAATGCTGCTCTCGACGAACTTCTGAACCGTCAGGACTGGGTATGTCCTATACAGTTTGACGAACCTGCAGACGGAGCCTATTACAGTGCATCGTATGACAGGATAGTCATACCTACCAAGGCACAGTTCCGGATCGGAGAAACCGACGAAGAAATCTATACGGATGGACAGGAATATTATGCATCCCTCCTGCACGAGATGATCCACTCCACCGGTACGCCGGAGCGTCTCAACAGGACTATGGGCAAGAGATTCGGAGACGGTCTCTATGCCAAGGAAGAACTTGTCGCTGAACTCGGCGCTGCCCGTTGTGGTCAGGTACTCGGTTTTGACAAGCGAATACTCGACAACAACGCTGCCTACCTGGACAATTGGATCGCCGACTTCAAGAAGGAACCCAAGTATGTGCTGTCGCTCATGGGTGACGTTGACAAGGCCAGCCGGATGATCCTTGACAAACTCACCGCATGACCCCGTCCTCTTCCCAATTCAGCCCTGGGCCCAATGGCCCGGGGCTTTTTTATTGATGCTCCATTGACAGCACCTCCTTAGGCTAACGTGGGGCAAGCTTCACACCGCCTAATCCTATCCAGTCAAAGGATAAGAGGATAGTACCTTCTTTTACACAGCCAACCGATAATGCCATCGGTCCGCTGTGTACCGCGCATCGGCAATTGCCTGCGCTCCGTTCCTATCCTCACAAAAGTAAAAGTTCTTTACATATTCCGCTAAATTCTTTGTCGGCAATTGCCCAAGAAGCGTAGGGCGGTGGGGGGTGCTGTTGCACAAATTCCCGTTCTTTCAAAAAATCCAGATGCCAAATCGCTGATTTTCAGGCATGTGGATTTTTTGACCGTGGAAAAAAGGTCATAAAATGGAACAATAAAGCACCTCTTGCGACTTCCAGGGCATTGGAAGCCGCAAAAATGACCCTTGATTTCGCTATTATGTAGCGAAATCAAGGGGAAAGTGGTCAAACAATTCTTTTTTCTATGCTAAAAAATGGTCTGTTTCAGGTTTGATTTTTCCATTACATTTTCAAAAATAGCTCAAATGTTAAAAGATAGTATATGTAACAAAAAAGTTGCGGTATTATTTGTTTGTTTGCAACTTATTTGTTACTTTTGCATTGTCGTAAGACAAAGAGTTCTTTGATGCAATGAAGTATTATGATTTATTGAAAAGCCTGAAAAAAGCTGGATGCTTTATAATCAGGCATGGGGCGAGACACGACATCTGGTATAGTCCTGTTACGGGACTGTCGAGACCAGTGCCACGTCATGGAGCCAAGGAAGTTCCTACGGGACTTCTCAAATCTCTTGAAAAGGAACTGCTCGGGCATTAAGCCCGGGCAGCCTTTTACCAAAGTAAATCATCAGCGGATTTGCACAGGAACTCTTTTTGATTAAATTAAATTAAGATAACAGATATATGAAGGTTAAGCGACTGGCAATAGTTGAACGGGGAAAAGGTAAGCGTAATTTTTCGTGCTTCGCCCCTGAGGATGTAGGCAAATGCGGACTCTCAGGCTATGGTGCTACTGCTCGCGAAGCAATGGAGGACATCAAACTTACGGTGCAGGAATATAAGGAGATGGCAGCTGAGAAGGGCGAAGAGTTTCCTGATGTGGAGTTCGATTTCCGCTTTGATATAGGTGCGTTCTTCGATTACTATCCTCTCGATGCAACAGCTGTAGCAAAATATATTGGCATTAACGCTTCTGTGTTACGTCAGTATATTACTGCTCTCAGAGCGCCACGGCAGGCGCAGATTGATAAGATCCGTGAAGGGCTTTCCAGATTGGCAAACGATTTAGGCTCCGGGGTGATGATAAATCATCCTGTAACGTCCTACGTTCAATAAATCATATAAATTAAAGAACTCTGAGCCTCTGGTGCGTGAAGCATCGGAGGTTTTTTTTGTGAAAGAGGTTTATTATTCTCAATAATTTGCTATATTTGCATTAAATTATAGTCTAATGTCCACTTTAATATCTTATTATGAAGAAATTTAATTTTCCCCCAGCATTTATTACGATGGTCCTTTCATGTCAGTTCTTAGTCTCATGTAAGATTAATGATGATGACACAATGTCTATCACATGGTGGGGATGGCTTATTATTGTCGCCTTTATAGTACTTTTGGCAATAACAATAATTGATGGGAATAAGAAGAAAAAAAAGGCGGAAATAGAACTTTCTAAAAAAGGCTTGAAATTTTCTGATTTTAAGCGCTTGGGAATGTATGCAGGAGGGCATCCATCAATAGATGACAGCCGGGATAGTGTCTATGGAAAAAAAGAAGGATCTGATATTGTCCTATATACAGAAGACGTGCCTGACGCTTCTATGCCAGTTGAGATTAAAGGTAGCAATATACCGATTTGCAATATAACTGCTATACAGGTCGAAGATGCCAGCACTGTTGAGAAAAAAGTTACTTTGGGCAGAATGGTATTAGTAGGCATTTTCGCTTTAGCATGGAAGAAGAAAAAGAAGAACGAAATGGCATTTGTGAATATTGTATGGAAGAAAGGGAAATTTGAAAACGATACAACATTTATGTTCCAAGGGAAAGATGCTGCTCAAAAAGCAAATAAGGCAAGAAATGAACTGATTAAAATATGCGAAAAGTGAATCTAATATAAAATAGTGTTATTATGAAGAAAATTTTATTTGTTTTAGTAATGTCTTTGATATGTCTAACAATTCAGGCTAAGGATGAGCCGAGATACTGGGAAACACATGATCCTAATCCTGATTCGGTTATGACTGACTGCCAAGTTAAGGTGATTGATGGCGTGTATAATATTATTAGAGTTGATACTATTAAGGGACAATCAGCTCAATCTTTATACAATAAAGCCCTCGCTTGGATAGGAAGAACGTATAAGAATCCAGATAAGGTTATTAAATCACAAGTTTCTCCCTCCCAAATCATCTTTAATGGTCAATTAAAAGGGCCGCTAAATGGAACTGTTGAGCTACAATTCAAGGAAGGAAGATATAGAATGACTATTAATAATATTGTAATAATGGTCGAACCGGAATTGGTCAAGTATGTGCATCATAGTTCCTTTACTATCGAAGATAGAGGAGAATATAATTTAGCAGGAGGAGTAAGATCCCAAAAATGGTTATTACATGATCTATATACTTTTTTAAAGGGTATAAAACAAGATATGCACGGAAATAACAATGACGAGAATTGGTAATTCTTTAGGGGGCGAGAAATTTTCTCGCCTTTTCCTTTGCAGTTTCAGAAAGATTCCATATCTTTGCCACTGCTAACAAATAACGAAATCATTCGTTCCGTAGGACATCGGTCAATTGTCCAGCAAATTGCTTGGGCTTTTTTTATGCCCAAAATATAAAGTCATTGGCGGTTGCCATTCCGTAAATAAGATCAGTCCTCGGACGAAGTCGTTATTTGTTAGCAGCGGGATGTGCAGCCGCTTCTTTTGTCTCCGCACCGGGCGGATCCTGGTATGCTAACAAATAACGCAATATGGAAAATCAAAAATCCATCGAGTTCGAGGAGTATTCACATGCTCCGTCTCTGATTTCAGAGAAAATCAATGATGTGAAATCATCAGTCAACTCCTGGATACATTCCAAGTCAGAATTCTACAGCCGGATAGCCGATTATCCTGTAACATGGATCATGGCCATAAGGATAGGGATTGTCCTGCCGCTCCTGTTGGTCATCGCTGCCATTACGGTAGCTAAGGCCCCCGTGGTGGCTGTCATCTCCGGGTTAATCTCGGCATGGATTGTCTACCGGATCAACTAGAAAGGAGGAAATAATGGCAAAGATTGAAATGGCGAAAGAGGCTATTGAGGCAATTAATGATATACTCAATAAGGACCTCCTGGATAATTACATCGATCTCATCAATGTGGTCATGGATGATTATCTCTTCCAGATCCCAGATGGACAGGAAGAGGCGAAACAGATTCTGGATAATGTAGCATCACTACGCAATCTAGGTAAAATTCTTGAAAAATTAAAGAATAGTTTATGAAACATATTATCGTATCGGTTGGCGATGACAACAGGGACGAACAGGTACGGCTTCTTGAAGCCTATCTGATGAGTCGTCGTCCTCTTCCAGGGAAATCGGAAGCAGGAAACGAACTGCAGGAAGAGGATAAATCCACTTTAGATATTGTCGATGATTTGAAAGACATGATGGATCTGGATCCGAAAATCGTATCCGACTACATGAAAAAATGCGGGTACGGATATACGACTTCGGAGGACGGGAAAATCAAATGGGCAATTTGGCGAAATTACCAGTTCCCCGAATAAAATGAGAGCAGCACCTTTTTTGAGGTGCTGCTTTTTTTGTTGTATTTTTGAAGAAATTATATCCCTGTTATCTTTGTTCCTGTAATATTCTGAGCAATGATAACAATTAATAGCACTTTGTCAGGTAAGTACTTCTCCTGCACAATTCCCGATGTGGTCTTTACCATAGATGGGTACCGTGCTGCCGTCACCATCACCGTGGATGGTACAGAGATCTATTCTGAATATCTGTACCCGGTGGGCGGAAAGATCACTCTGTCGGATCTCGGTGACCTGCTCACCCCCTACGCCCGGCAGTCACTGGTCATAGACGTGGCTATCGGCATTAAGGAGGAATATGAAAGTGACAGCACTACGAATGAGAACAGTTGCGAGGCAACGGTCATCTATTGCCAGGCGGACATTGATGACTCGGCAGAGGATTTCCTGGAAAACCACTACCTGAGTATCCTCATGGGAACGAAAGTCACCGCGCTGGGAAGACTGGAATATCTCCACTATCTCGGTACGGACAGTGCCGTGGCCACTGCCT